ATTCAAATATGGTTATATATTTACTAAACAGTTCGCGTACATTTAGATATCCGTTTATTAAGAGATTATCTCTTGACCCTTTCGCATCTATATATGTATCCCAACAGTTAAGTAAGGTGCTAAGAGGCAGCGATGATGTCTTGACTTCGGTAATATCTTCATCGTTAGACCCTGATTCTATCTTGTCAAGATGGGATCAGATATTTAATGCTAATGATCACCGTTTGACTGACTTAATTTTAGTTAATGAGCGTGATAATAGATCTAAATTCGGACCCCGAAGTATAGCAAAACCTTGGGGAGATCGACGTTCAAGCGTCCAGGATTATTTTGATCTTACAAATGATTCTTTAAGATTGCCAGATTTCCTTTTACCCCTAGGACGTGGGAGATTAAGACCACTGAGTGTGGATGCGGCTGCCGCTTATTTGAAAAGCGACACAAATTCGGGTTTACCATTCGTGACTCGGAAGTCTCAAGTTAGAGATCAAGTAGTTACAGACTTTAACCGACTGTTGGGAAGGAAAGACCCATGTGTGCTATTTACTCGGACTCAAGAGAATAATAAAACTCGTAATGTTTGGGGTTATCCTATTGTAGATACCCTAAATGAAATGATGTTTTATCAGCCTCTTCTTAAGTATCAGCGTAGCTTGTCTTGGAGATCTGCTTTGTGTGGTCCTGACATAGTTGATAAAAATATAACTAGAATTATTAAAGATTCTGGTTCTAAGTACATAGTATCAATTGACTTTTCATCTTTTGATGCTAGCGTTAAACCGCAACTCCAAAAGAAAGCTTTTGACTACATAAAATCTCTGTATCAAGCCAAATACAGTGATCAGATAGATCAGATAGCGGATCGATTTTCAACGATTGGTCTGATAACACCAGATGGGATATTAACAGGATACCATGGTGTGCCTTCCGGGAGTACCTTTACCAATGAGGTTGATTCTATAGCTCAATACCTTTGTGCTAAAGATTTTGGAATTGATGACAGTTGCATGGATATACAGGGCGACGATGGCGTATACAGCACTGATAGGCCTGAAGCTTTAATAGAGCATTTTGAGTCCTATGGTCTAAAAGTCAATTCTTCTAAAAGTCTAACATCTATGGATCAAGCTATTTATCTGCAACAGATATATGAACTTGATTCGATTAAAGGTGTTACCATTGGGGGTGTTTATTCCACATACCGAGCTTTATGTAGGATTATATACCCAGAAAGATATAACAAGTACAGTGTTGATGGGATAAGTGGTGCTGACTTTAATTCCATCAGAGCAATTTCCATTCTTGAAAATTGTAGTTACCACCCACTGTTTGAAGAACTTGTAAAGTTTGTCGCGAGCATCGACAAAATTAATCTGCAATTTAGTGAAGCCGGTCTTTTAAATTATATTCGAAGGGTTAATAAGACTGAGGGAACACAGGGGATATTTGATTATCG